GTTGCAGCTATCTATGATATAGCTCAAGAGTTTGACACTCGTGACATTCCAAGCACAGATAGATTCTGTGTGTTGCCACCTGCGGAATTTTATAAGATTCCTGAATCTGCTACCAGAGTTATGAATACAGACTTTAACCCACAGGGTAATGGTTCTGTAGCAGCAGGTACAGTAACACAGGTTGCAGGTATCCCTATCATGATGTCTAACAACGTACCACAAACTAACGTGGCTTCTTCTCCAAGTGGCACAAACAACAGCTACGCAGGAGATGATAGCAAGACGCTAGGTTTGGTATTCCATAAATCAGCAGTCGGCACAGTCAAGTTGCAAGACATGACAACTGAGATCTCAGGCGCAGACTACGGTATTATGTATCAATCAACGCTACTTTTAGCGAAGTACGCACTTGGGCATGGAATCCTAAGACCAGAATGTGCAGCAACAATTAAATTGTCTGCTTCATAATCTACCTAAATTCATAAAATAGGGTATTCTATTATTAGATACCCTTTTTTTATGGCTCCTTATGGCAAAGGTACTTACGGAAACAAAGTAGGAAGACCTAAAAAAACAGACAAGAAAAAGTCTAGTAAATTAAAAAGTAAATTAATGGCATTGAAAATGTCAAAAAAGTAAAGAACAATGGCTGTAGCTGCAACCACAGAACTTGAATGTATTAATATAATGCTTGCTGCAATAGGCGAAGCACCTATTAATACTCTTATTGGTACTTTGCCAAATGATGCTGTTACTGCACAACAAACTTTAGCTGAAATAAATAAAGACATTCAGAATGAAGGTTGGTCTTTTAATCAAGAATTTAATGTAGTACTAACTAGAGATAACAGTAATCAAATTGCTCTTGCTACAGACATATTAAAAGTAGATGCTAATGTTTCCGATCACCCTACTATTGACCCTATTCAAAGGGGTTTAAAAATGTATGACAGGAAAAATAATACTTATATTTTTGATGAAGATTTAACTTGTAATGTTACATACTTTAGAAACTTTGATGAATTGCCTGAACCTGCTAGACGATATATAAATATAAGGGCAGCAAGAGTATTTGTAGATAGATTAGTTGGAGATGATGGATTAAGAACTTATACAGCACAAGACGAAGCAAGAGCAAGAGCAAATCTTATGGAAACTGATATGGATAATGCAGACTATAATGTTTTATCAGGCGATCCAAGCCTTAATAATGCTATGAATACGTTTACACCTGCTGATGTTCTTAATAGATAACTATGGGAATAGTATCAAGATCAATACCTACGCTACTTAGAGGTATATCACAATCTTCAGACTCTTCTAAACAATCAGATCACGCTGACATACAAGACAATGCTGACAGCAATCCAGTTGTAGGTTTAGTTAAAAGATCAGGCATAAAATATATTACAAATTTAAGTACTAGCACATTAGGTAATGTTCATATTCAAACTATTAATAGAGATATTAATGAAAGATATGTAGCTATATTTAGTAATGGCAATGTAAAAGTATATGATTTAGATGGTACAGAAAAGACAGTAACAAAGCCAGACGGAACTGCATATTTAAACACTTCAAATCCTAGAGATACAATTAAGACTGTAACTATTGCTGACTATACTTTTGTTGTTAATACAAACCAAGTAACTGCAATGGACTCAACCTTGTCTGCTGGAAATATTACACAAGCAGTTATTTTTATTAAGCAAGTTTCTAACGATACTGTTTATTCTGTAACTGTTGACGGTGTAACTGTTACTGATGACACAACTAACGATTCATCTTTAAGTACAGCACAAGTCGCTTCAGATTTGCAAGCAGGTCTTAATTCTGGATTGTCAGGTTTTACTATTGCTAGAAATGGAAGTGTTATACATATCAAAAAAAATGATGGTAGTACTTTTGCTATAGATGGTAGTGATACTCAAGGTAGTACTCAGTTAACTATAGTTAAAAACTCTGTTCAAAGATTTACAGACTTGCCTACTATCTCTCCTAATGGAATGGTGGTAGAAGTAAAAGGAGATGAAAATACTAACTTTGATAATTACTATGTGAAGTTCGTTACTAATAATGGTGCTGCATTAGAAGAAGGACAATGGGAAGAAACAGTAGAAGCAGGTATTCAATTTAAGTTTGATTATTCTACTATGCCACACGTTTTAATTAGACAGGCAGATGGTAATTTTAGATTTGCAAGAGTAGACGGAGATACATATACTCTTAGTGGCACTGATTATACGTTACCTGTATGGGGAGAAAGAACAGCAGGGGATATAGATTCTGCACCTGACCCTTCATTTATTGGTCGTAAAATAAATAATGTATTTTTCTTTAGAAACAGATTAGGATTTTTAGCAGATGACAATGTAATACTGTCTAATGTTTCTGAATTTTTTAACTTTTTTCCTGATACAGTTCTTACTGTTGTTGACTCACACCCTATAGATGTAGCTGCTTCCCATACAAAAGTTGCTATTCTTAAACACGCAGTCACTATGGGAGAACAGTTAATATTATTTTCTGAACAAACACAGTTTGTTTTATCTAGTTCAGCAGATAACTTAACACCAACAACTGCTAACGTACTTGTATCAACAGAGTTTGAATCTTCAGATGATGCTGCACCTGTAGGTTCTGGTAATTCAATTTATTTTTTAACTAAGAAAGGAAGCTTTGCAGGTATTCGAGAGTATATTACACAGACTAGCGAAAGTGCTAGAGATGCTTCAAACATTACTATTCATGTACCAAGACTAATTCCAAGTAATATTTTTAAATTAGCTGTATCTAATAATCAGGATATTCTTGTTTGTGTTGGAACTGATAATCCTAATAAATTATATATAAATAGATGGTTGTTTGGTAATCAAGGACAAAAAGTTTTAAACAGTTGGTTTACTTTTACTATTAATGAAAACAGGTCTATAAAAAATATTGACTTTATAGGTACTGATTTATTTTTAGTTATAGAAGAAGCTAGTGCAGTTACCTTAGAAAAGATACCATTTGAATCTGATTTTAAAGAAGCTAATGCAAGTTTTGAATTTCATTTAGATCACAAAATAACAGAAGCAGATGTAACAATTACATATAATTTATCTACTAATAAAACTACTTTTACTGTTCCTTATAGACTTAGAGGGAAAATGGATATAGTAGGTAGATATTTAGCAAGTAATGAAACAAGTACGTTTGTTGATGTTAATGGAGTTACACGAAACTTAAAACCTGCAACAGTTATACAATCTACAAATTTAACTAATGGTTCAACAACAACAATAGAAGCAACAGGAGACTATAGAAATGCAAAAGTAATTATTGGAGAACCTTATGATATGCACTATAGATTTAGTAAGCAAAGAATAACTGAAACTCCACAACAAAATAGTGCTGAGATTATTAGTAGCAGATTACAGCTACATCATTTCTATATAAAGTTTGAAAAGAGTGGTTTTTTCCAAGTAGAAGTAACACCTGAGTTAAGAGATACTAGCACTCATAAATTTAGTGGTCGATTTTTAGGTGCTGCTTCTGCTGAAATAGGTGAACTTAATTTAGAAACAGGTACGTTTAGAGTTCCAATAATGAGTAGAGCCGATAAAGTTGATATAGATGTAAAGAACAAAACATTCTTACCAACACTATTAGCAAGTGCAGAATATGAAGCTATGTTTCACATGAAGAGTAGGAGAATGTAATGGGTCATTTAAGAAAATGCACCTTAAAAGACTTGCATCATGTTTCTGAAAACATGAGAGATATGGATAGATTAGAAGCTGTGTATCAAACAGGACAAGACCCAGACACAGCATTAAGGGTTAGCTATCTAGCTAGTAAAGTAGTTATGGCTATCTGTGGAGATAATGATAATCCTATTGGTATCTGTGGTGTAACTTCTAATGGTTGTATCTATATGGTTGCTACAGAAGAATTATTTTCTAATGATAAATATAAAATACAACTCATAAGACAAGGTAGAAAATGGGTTGATGATTTGCTCAAATCATATAAAATTCTATACAATGTAGTATATGCTGAGAATGAAAAAGCTATGAAGTGGTTACAGACTTTGGGTTTTAAGTTTATTAAATATCATAAGGAATATGGACAACATAAAAAACCATTTGTTGAATTTTCGAGGATAGTCTAATGTGTTTTGTTGCATTAGGAGCTTTAGCAAGTGGAGGTGCGTTAACAGCAGGTTCAGGAGCAGGATTATTTGGTGCTTCTTTAGCTCTTAGTGCAGTTACACAAGTAGCAGGTGCAGCAGCTAAAAATAGAGTTGCCAGAAAAACAGCATCATACGCATATCGGGCAGCAGAAAGTACAGCTAGGTCTGCTGACGCTGCTTTAACAAGTCAACAAGAAGCATTAAACTCACAATTAATAGAAAGAAGGGCTGACGCTGCACAAAAAAAATTAGCAAAAACTATAGAAGGATTACAAGCTAGAGGTAAAGCAGCAGCAACAGAAGGCAGATCAGGTAGATTGATAGAACTTATACAAATGGATATTGAAAGACAAACAGCAGGATTGAGAGAAAGTCTTGCACAGTCTTTAAAATCAGCAGAAACACAATATGGTAGAGATGTATCAGCTATAGTTGCACA